TAGGTATCGCTGAGAATATGGATGATTCTCAACAGATTATGAATGGTCATGCTCGAATGGCTGTTGATAATCTAGCGATGGCTGGTTCTCTCGTCTTTGATGTCGATGAATCAGCTTTAGTTGGTGGGCAGTCTATGGAAATATATCCGGGTAAAATATTTAGGCGACAAGCTGGAATGCCGGGTCAAGCCATACATGGTGTCAAGTTTCCTAATACTGCTCCAGAGAATATGATGATGTTCGACAAGTTTAGACAACTTGCTGACGAACAAACTGGCATACCATCATATTCACATGGTCAAACTGGTGTACAAAGTATGACAAGGACTGCCTCTGGTATGTCTATGTTACTAGGTGCTGCTAGTTTAAATATAAAAACTGTTGTTAAAAATCTTGATGACTTTTTATTAAGACCATTAGGTGAGTCTTTCTTTCAATGGAATATGCAGTTCTTTGAAGGCTCTCTAGATGTGGAAGGTGATTTAGAAGTTAGAGCAACAGGTACTAATAGCTTGATGCAGAAAGAAGTTAGAAGTCAAAGACTTACTATGTTCTTACAAACTGCTCAAAGTCCAGCTATTGCACCTTTTGTTAAAATTTCTAAATTAGTTAGTGAACTTGCCTATAGCTTAGATTTAGACCCAGATGAAATTCTGAATGACCCTGAAGAAGCAGCTATGATGGCACAAATAATAGGAATGCAAAATGCTGGACAAAACGTTGGCTCGGAAGCTGAACTTGCTGGTGAACAACAAGGACCTATGGGAAGCCTTGCTGGAACACCTGCACAACCTCAAGACCTTGGACCTACAGGGACTGGTGGTGGCAACATCGGAATCGGAAATGTACCGGTTGCAGGGGAAAGTGAGTTCTCTGGTACGAATAGAGCAGCTCCCCTTGCAAGTTAAGGAAGCTTTAAATAGAAAAGAAGAGGATAATTAAATGTTAGATTTATTAGATACAATATTAAAAATAGTAGGGGTAGTACCTTGGATAGTGTCAATCTGTTCAATGATTGCTGCTTTAACACCTACACCACATGATGATAATTTAGTAAGCAAAGCTTATAAAGTTATTGATTGGTTTGCCCTTAATATAGGCAGAGCAAAGGAGAAGTAAGATGAAAAAAGAAAAATTTCCAGATTTAACAGGTGATGGTAAAGTCACCCAAGCTGATATTTTAAAAGGCCGAGGAGTTTTTCAAGAAGGTGGTGATGTAGATATGCAAATGTCTACTTTAATGGAACCACAACAAGAAATGGTCTCTGATGAAGAAATGGAAGAAGACTATTTAGATTTTATTTTAGATGAAGCATTGACCGAAGAAGAGGAAGATATGCTTCAAAGTAGATTAGAACAAGATGAGCAACTAGCTTTATTATTTGATAAAGTTATAGATGTTGCTCAAGAATTTGCCGGAGCAGGACTCGTAGAGGGTCCGGGTAATGGCTTATCCGACAGTATACCCGCAAGGTTATCTGACGGAGAATTTGTTTTTACTGCTAAAGCTACTAAAGAAATAGGAGCTGATGAGTTAATGCGGATGATGAAAGATGCTGAAGCTCAAGCAGATAAAAGACAAAACTTAGTTTATGGGGGAGAAGTGTTAGAAGAAGGTGAAACTTTTGTAGTAGAACCAACTGAACCAGAACCTGTCAAACAAGAGATTCGTGTGCAACGAGAAACTTTAGGACCTCAAGCTTCACAGCAAGAGGAAGAAGAGTTGGTCGAAGAAATACGAACTCGTAAAATGATGACAGGTAAACCCTCACCTGTAAGCTAATTATAGGAGATAGGGCTACCTTACGTCATAAGCACCCTATCATTTAGATAAACCGAAAGGCGACCTTTTACAAGACAAGCCCTGCAAGTCGACATCGCAGCTACCTTGTTAAACGAAGCCCTGATTAGGATTAAAGAAAATGACTAAAAAAATTTTAGAAAAGGATGAGCCAAATCCTTATAACGCAAAAAAAGATTGGCACGAAGTTGAAGATAAACCTTTTGTTTCATCAAATAGTCTTTATTTTGAAGAACCTTCTGAAAAAAATAAACTTTTTGATAGTGATGATATCAATGATATTAAAGCTGAAGGAAGTGTAAATGTAGAAGAACTGGAAGTTAAAGAGGATAAACCTTATAAACGACCAGACTACAAAAAAAGATATGATGATTTAAAAAAACATTATGATATTAAACTTAATGAATTTAAGTCTAGAGAACAAGAGTTAATAGAAGAGGCTACTAAAAATAGACAAAGCTATAAAGCTCCTAAATCTGAAGAAGAACTTGAAGAATTTAAAAAACAATATCCTGATGTGTATGAAGTAGTAGAAACTGTTGCTCATTTACAAAGTGAGTCCAAGGCAAAAGTTCTAGAAGAACGTCTTGGTAAACTCCAAGCAAGAGAACAAGAGTTACTACGAAAAGATGCAGAAAAAAGGTTAAATGAAAGACACCCTGATTTTGAAGATATTAGAAACAGTGATGACTTTCACGACTGGGCAAAAGAGCAACCTGAGTCAATTCAATCATGGATTTACTCTAATGCTGATGATGCTGATTTAGCTTCCCGTGCTATTGATTTGTTTAAAAAAGATAAAGGCATAGACTTACCTAAAACGAAAAAGTCATCTTCTAGGGCTAAAACTAATGCTGCTGATATGATATCTACCAAAACAACAAGTGTAGAACCTAAGCAACAAAAAGTTTGGTCCGAAAGGGAGATTGCTGCTTTAAGTATGGCAGAATTTGATAAGTACGAAAAAGAAATATCAGATGCTATGCAAGAAGGCAGAATCATTAGATAAATTATTAACTAACTTATAATAGGAGAAGTATTATGGCTCAATTTTTTGAACCTTCAACCGATACTAATGCTAACTTTGCTAACTCCGTAAGTGGACAGGCTAATAGTTTCTTCCTACCTTCAGTTTATTCTAAAAAGGTTTTAAACTTCTTTAGGAAAGCCTCGGTAGTAGAAGCTATTACAAACACCGACTATGCTGGTGAAATTTCTGCTTTCGGAGATTCAGTAAAGATTATAAAAGAACCAGTTATCTCTGTGTCTGATTACACAAGAGGTAGCGACACAAGTGCAACTAAATTAACAGACCAAGAACTAACTCTTGTTGTTGATAGTGCTAAAGCTTTCAAATTCATCGTAGATGATATTGAGACAAATATGTCACACGTCAACTTTAAAGAAGTAGCTTCTTCAAGTGCTGCGTATGCTCTTAAAGATTCATACGATGCTGCTGTTATTGCTAGTATGTTTTCTGGCTTATCTGCTAGTTCACCTGACCATATTATTGGTTCAGATAGTGCAACTGCAGATGCTACAATGGCACACGCAACTAACTCTGTCGACCTTTTAGGTTCAGACGGAACTGGTGTTGATGCTTTAGACTTAATGGCTAGAATGGCAAGATTACTTGATGAACAAAATGTTCCAGAAGAAGGAAGATGGTTCGTTGCTGGACCAGATTTCTATGAGGAACTAGGAAAATCAGGCTCTAAATTATTGTCAGTAGACTTTAACGCAGGTCAAGGTTCTATTAGAAATGGCTTAGTATCTAGTGGTAAACTAAGAGGATTCGATATGTACAAATCTAACAATATCGCTGACACATCAAATGCAAGTGGTAAAGTTTTAGCTGGACATATCAGTTCAACTGCAACTGCAAATACAATTCTTTCAACAGAAGTTATCAGAGACCCAAGTTCTTTTGGTGACATCGTGAGAGGTCTTCATGTCTATGGAGCAAAAGTTCTAAGACCTGAAGCACTTGTAGGTGCATTCTATGTTATCGACTAATATATAACTCGGAGGGGTCTTCGGACCCTTCCACTTTTTAAAAAGGAAAAATAATGTACGGAAAAAGAAAAAAAATGAAACATGGTGGCTCACATGACGGCAATGCAATGGCTAGACGTGAAGCTAAAATGGATGGCGGAATGATGAGAGAAAAAATGGGTCACGGTGGTATGTACGGTGACGACATGATGAAAAGAAAGAAAAAAGGTATGGGTGGTCGTGCTATGTATAAATATGGTGGAGATGTTTCTAGGAAAGGAACTCAACCAGAATATAAATCAGGTGACATGCCTAAGTGTATGCCTAACTAATGAAAGTTAAAGCACCTAAAGGTTATCATTGGATGAAAGCTGGTAAATCTTTCAAGCTTATGAAACATACCGGTAAATTTGTACCTCACAAAGGAGCAAGTTTAATGGCTAACTTTGAAATACAAAAAAAACATAAAAAATAATGGCAACTACATATCTAGAAATTACTAACGAAGTATTACGAGAACTTAATGAAGTACCACTCACTTCATCAAATTTTGCAAATGCTAAAGGTTTACAAGCTTTTGTTAAAGATACAGTCAATAAAGCAATCTTTGACATTGCTAATGAAGAACCTCAGTTGCCTTTTTTTAGTGCTGGTTTAAGTGGAGCTACTGACCCTTTTTATGGGAATGTTACAGTAGCTACCACTGCTGGTACTAGATGGTACTTACTAAAAAGTGGTAGTTCTAGTATTACGACAGACTATGCCTCAATAGATTGGGATGATTTTTATCTAACAACTATTAATGTTTCAGGCGAAGCAGCACCTTTTGTTTCTCAAGGTTTAAAATTTTTAAATTTAGCGGATTGGAAAAGATACTATCGAGATAGTGAAAATTCTGATGATGCTAGTACACAGGCCTATGGAGAGCCTAAATATGTTATTAAATCTCCAGATAATAGAAAATTTGGACTAAGTCCTATACCTGATAAAGTTTACAATGTGCATTTCTATGCTTTTGAAAAACCAACAGCTTTATCAGCACATGGTGACACAGTAGTCCTCCCCGAACAATATACAAATGTTATTACCTCTAGGGTTAGATATTATGTTTGGCAGTTTAAAGAGTCACCTCAACAAGCTGCTTTTGCTTTAGATGATTATCGTAAGGCAATGAAAAGTATGAAATCTAATTTATTAAATCCAACTCCTAGAACAATGACAGATGATAGAACATATTTTTAATTAATGGCACGTTCTCAACCTTATACAGTAGCATGTGATGGTGGTTTACTAACCTCCTCTAATGCTATTGATTTATTAAAAACTCCCGGAGTAGCAACTAAATTACAAAACTTTGAAGTCTCTATAGAAGGTGGTTATCGTAGAGTAAATGGTTATGCTAAATATAAAGTAGGCGATGTAACTGCTGCTCAACCAGCCGGAAGCACTGCTACTATTTTAGGAGTCTTTCCTTATGCTGATGGAGTTATTGCTTGTGTTAGTGATGATATTTATTTTACTAACGATGGAGCTACTTGGTTACAAATAAATCGAAGTTCAGTTTCAGGAAGTGGTGATAACTACTCAACCTTTACAGGTCGAAGTGTTTTA